TTGCTAACTCCTCCCATAGAATATCATATTGTTTAGACCATTTCATTAGGTTAGCATTTAACCTATTATAGTCATTATATACTACCGTTTTAAGTTTTGGGAACTTACTTAAATTCATATTAAAAAATACCCAAAACATACCGCTAAACCCTTCAACATATGTTTCAATGTCCGTCGGGATTTGTGGTACTATCCATTTACCTATACGAGCCTTACCCCCAATGTAACTAATCATTTATCATTTATTATATTAAAAAATATAACAAAAAAAATTGATAAAGAGAAATTAAAAGTATATATTTTAGTATGAGTTGTACATCTTGTAAAGAAAAAAAGAATATTAAAGAAGAGATAGTTAAATCTGGTGAATTTGTACCTAAAGGAATTGTTATATTTACAATTGTATGGTTCATTTTAGGTGGTTACGGTCTTTATTCTTTAGTAATAAAACTATTATGAAAAACGGGAAATATTTTATAGTACTTTTCTGTAACCAAAAAAGGGTTAAAATATTACATAGGAGTATGAGAAGAACCACCGCATATGAATATTGGAGGGAGTTTAAGACCCAACAAGTTCCACCCTTTCTTAAACAACAAGGGGGTGAGAGAAAAAAAAACGAATTAGTTTTTGAATTAGCACTTATCTTCCCAAATAACCGTTGGGCAACTGCAACATATGTTAGGGATAGTTTGGGTAGAAATCAACCAGCAATAATTGAAAACGATAAATTTCGTATAAAAGAGATAATTCCGTATTGGCAGGAAGAACAGATATACGATTACCAAATAAAGAAGAGAATTAGATATCACGTAATGATGGAACAAATATTACCCATAACAGAGGTTGCTCAAATTTTCACTTTAAATAATAAATTATTTGTACAGGTTGATGATGACATTAAGTTATTTGGTAATAAGAATATAAACGACGCCAATAGACTATTTGAAATTGTAAAAAAGGATTTGGTGAGTAGAAAAAAAGGTAATTTCTTTTTTGTTAAAGATATAACCACACACCAAAGAAGTTTATTATATAAACTATTAGAATCTAAAGGATTTAAAAAAGAAGAACTTTTTAGACATTATTCGTATTAAATACAATATCAATTAACCCTATCGTAATATTAAACTTACCTTTAGGGTTCTCCAATTTACTTCCATATTTTTTTTGTATACTCTGAAAAACTCTATCAAACTCCATATTTGATAATTCAAAAACAATTGTTGTTGATTTAGTCTCGGCGTTTACCTTTTCCAATAAATCCGATATAATGGCTAATTGATTTAATAACTCACCTTTTTTTTCCATGTCCTAATATCTTTAATATCTTATCTATTATAGATACTCTCTTTTTTGGTTTCGGTTGAAACATTTTATTTTTATCCAGTGATTTGACTTCATCAATCATTCTCTTCTTGCTCGTCTCTATCTCCAACGAGTCCTTCTCTATCTCCTTCCTCAGTATCTCCAATCCCTGTTGTATTCTCTTGTCCATAATTATCTAATAAATTTAAACCTTTTAATTTATCTAATGATTCATTCTTAAATAGTTCTTGTAATTCTTTTACTTTCGATTGGAAAAGTTTTTGTTTCTCTTCTTCATCTTTATTTACTTTAAATATTTCTAATGCACAAGCAAAAACAACATCATATCCTTCTTGTGTTGCACTTGAAATTAAAGACATTAATGTAAACTTTTCATTCTTATCTTGAATTTTAACTACAACCGAACGATACGGTTTTAAAATTTCTTCGTATTTCCAATTTAATGGTAATTTAATATCTAAACTAACATTATTTTCAATTTCTCTTAACGAATGAAAATATGGTCTTATTGATTTTATTGATTCAAACACGGTATTATGTTAATATGAATGTTATTATATATGAAACGGCAAGATATATTAAAACCTGTTCAATTTTTGACAAAACTAAAGGTTCAGGATTATCTTGGAATAATTTAATTGTAAATTCAGTAATTAATCTTATTGAAAATAATATACTGATTACAAATAAAAATATTTTAACTTGGTACATCGTCGTATTTTTTAATTTCTTCAAGGATGTCCTTGCGATAAATGGCAATTAATAATTTAATTTCTTGAGCGTATTTTCTAGCTCTGATTGATGCACTTCGGTTTCCTTTATCATAAACCTTTTGTGTATCTACTGACATTTTCTCTACTAGGTCCTTTATTTTATTTAAGGTTTCCATAATATTATTCGGTTTTTAATATGAATATACGGAAAAATATCTACTTTTTCAAGTTTTGTTCAAACAATTTGTAAATTTCGGTCAACATATCTAATTCGGACCTGGTCTTTCTATGTTTAAAATTAAATAATTTAAAGAAATATTGTGTTATTTTTATTTGATTATCATCTAGTTGTGCAAAATAATATGCCTCTAAAAAGAAGTTCCAACAGTATTCATAACAATTACCCCTTTCTTTAAAAAATATCTTTTCTTTATTAAAATTTTCAATGGTTTTATCCCAACACCATGTAAAATGGTTTTTTTGGTCCTCCTCTAATTCAAACACTTCAGGTCCTAAATACGTCTCTTGTAAAAGAGTATATAATGACATAAGAAAGTCATAGAAAAGTTCTGTCTTCTCACGACTTATGTTGTAAGCTCTGTACCAAACATCAATTTGATTCTTGTAACTTTCGGAATGTACAAACTCTAAATATCCTTCTTTATTTTCCATAACCTTATTATATTATAATATAAAGATTAAAGAATTTAAAAAAAAGAAATTATTGAGTTTTTTTATTGTATTCTGAAATATTCTTCATTTTCTTGATTTCGTTGTCAAGAACACTTGAAAAATTTACTTTTGATTCACTAACTGGAACCTTTTCTTTAGAATATAACACTCTATTCTTTTTATCTTCTTCTCTATCTTTAACTTGTTTTTCTATCTTTTTAGCGGTTTCAGGAGTTTGAATGTGATTACCTTCTTTTTCTTTTGCTTCTTTTCCTTTCTCCGCACCGTTTGATGGTTTAATACTTGCAGGTTCGGTAACTTTACCATTACCCATCAATGTATCTCCTTCTATCGCCATCTTCAATCTTTTCTTAAATTGTTCTGATGGTTCAATATCATATTCTAAATTTTCTAAACCAGCATAGTTTTTAGCAATTTCTTCTTCTTGTTCTGGTGTATTTTTTCTCGCAACCTTTTCACCCTTACCAATAGCTTTAGGAAATTCAGGATTGTCGTTACCATCAAATGATGCTAATTTTTTCATTTTAGTTTCAACGTCAGCTAAATGTGCCTTATTTTCTTTACCACTTTCAAGATGTGATTTTTCAGCGGCTTGTAAACCAGGAATTGATTCACTAACCATCTTACTGATTAATTTGATTAATTCAGATTCAGTTAAACGTACCGTTTTCTTTTTTGATTCATACATTCCGCCTCCACACTCACATATTTCTTTACCACATTTTTCACAAGATTTCTTTTCTTCATCCATTTCGTCAGGTGTTTCTTCACCTTTATCAACATAACTGTGTTTTCTTCTACCCCTTAACATATTTTCAAAATCGTCATCACCTTTTTCCTCTTCTTCCATAGAAGAACTACCACACTCATCACATTCTTCTTCATCTGATGAATCTTGACCTTTCATGATTTTAAAATCTTGACCATCAATCTTACCATTGTGATTTTTATCAAGTTTATCTTGATTACCCACTAATTTTTCGTCCATTTGTGTATTTTCCATATTGTCTGTTTCTTCTAATTGGTCGTTCATCTCATCAAGTTTATTCATCATATCATCATGACTTTCATAAACTCCTTTTTCGATGATTAGTTCACCATCTTTATGTTTAGCCTTATAATCAGGTAATGCGTCGTTCGCTTCTTCTTCAGATTCAAATGTTGCTAAAGGTATACCTTCACATTTTATGTGATAAACTTCTTTCTTACCATTATTCTCTTCCATAATTGTCTTTCTAATTTCGTTAGAAACGATGTTTTCAATAATTGTTGTTAATTCGCTTACTTTCATAATTAAATAAATATCTTGTTAATCTCATTTAATACGATATTTTCCACATCTTTATGTAGAATTCCGTATTTTTTTGATATTTCCTTAATGGATTCTTGTAATTCATCGTCTTCGTGTATGAATTCAATTGCACCTGTATCACCTTGGTTACAATATGGGTATTTCTTACACTTCTCTTTTATTTTTACAAAAACACTATCAGGACCTCCCCATTTAGGGAAATTCTTATCTGTAACCGCTCTACCTTTGTAGATACTTTTAGGTCCGTCTATTTTTAATGGATTTTTACGTCCACCTTTAGTTGTTTTACCAAATGCCGGAACATCAAATTGTCCAGCGTCACCTGCGGTCACTTCTTTAATCTCTTCCTCTTCACTAAGGTTTAGATTAGGTATACTTGAAATTGGTCTTTTAACCACTTTTGATTTACCAAACAAAGGTCCACTAAATGATCCTGAAGAGTCCGCACCAGTTTCTTTAACCTCTTCCTTTTTCTTTTTTGTCATATCCACAACCCATAATTTTGGGTTTATCCCTTTCTCAATTAAACCTGCCAATCTTGTGTTACCACCTAAAAGATGATAATCATCATCTCCAAATTTAACCACCATTGGTATTTCCACCTCACCTTTCTTAAATGATTTATTAAATCTTTTCTTTTTTTCGTCTTCTAATGTGTCAAAATCTAAATCAACATTCTTTAACACATCTTTAATCTTATTGTAATTGGTAATATCGTAATCGTTTGATGCAATATCTTTCCAACCATCCTTACCCATTTTTTCAAATTCACGGTAACGAAGTGCTTCCATCCACTCATGGTCGATATTTGGTTTAAGGTACTTCATTATCTTACACCTTTTAATGCACTTTCCCAAAATCCCTTTCTCTGCCATAAGGTCTTGAAAAGTTCAACAACCACTTTAGTTGAGAGGTCTACGATTTTATCGTCAATCTTTTTGGTACCCAACTCATCTTGAATCATTTTAACAACAATTCTCGTGGCTTGGGTTGAGTCCATAAAATCTTTAATCTCCCTTTTGGTGATTCTTTCTATTTCTTTTTTATCTTGGTCTGTTAATGCCATTATATGTTATTATCTCTTTGATTTATTAATGGTTCAATTGATGTTTTGAATGTTTCGTCAAATTTCGCTAATTTTTCTAACGCTGTTGCAACATTTTGTTCAAGTTTCAACATATCAGCATTGATATAAACACCACTTTCGGTTCCAGCAATAAAAACAAAATTAATATCTTCATCTGGTAAATAACCATCCAATCTGATTTGGTCTTGGTTAATTGTCATCCCCGGGTCAAATTCTGCAATTTGTGAAACTTGTTGTTTGAAATTATCAATTAAACCTGAAATTGTAGTTTTTTGTGTTTCACTCAATGTCATGTCAGCTTGATCCGTAGATAATAACTTAACATCAACATTGTTGATTACTGTAACATCATTTTTTTGTTCTTGGTCAGCATTATCAGATAATGTTGATTCAAATTCAGCCACCTCGTTAATTGATTGTTTTGATAATTTAGTTTCTGTTATAGACCTAATGGTCTTTAACATATTCTTGGTTACATCATAATCTGTTTTCATTTTCATTTGCATAGTTAAAAAAGACCCCAAAATTAAAAGAAGGGTTTATATCTGTATAAATACTTGAAAAGTTGGATTTACATACTATTCCTTTGAAATTAGATATGTTTTCCAAATATCCTTGGGACGGTACGGTTTGTTTTGGTATTTCATGTTTATCACATAGGGAATCACATAGTTCAGATAGTGAATTCATTTGAATTTCAGTGTACTTATCCCAAAAATAGTAATTCCTCCAGTTACGTATATGAGGTTCTGACCTATATGGGTCTCCAATCCAATTATTAAGGACACCAGTGATGGTATTCTTATTCAACCAACCCAAGTTCTCAATTGCTATTTTAATCATCCTCTTATCGTTCTGTGAGTCATTAAACGTATTAGAACTATAGTTGGTATCAAACAATTGATATATACTACCTAATTTTGTAACTATAAAATGTGGGATGTCGTCAAACTTACCATTATTACGATGTTCAATTTTATTAACAAAGTCGTCAAATCTTCTTTGTGTATCGTATAGGAATATTTGAGTTTTTTTAGATTTTCTTTTATTAATAATTAAACTATTATAATCTATTTTTTCTATTTCGTGTATTACTAACATTTTTCTTAATGAATTTAGGGCCTAAATCAGTTAGTGGTGAGTTAAGGGTTATATCATCATTAGATATTATAACCTTATTATTTTCCAAATCATATAGTACTTGGTTTGGATTTACGTCATCTTTTTCCCAATATAAATTATCAGAATCTTGAGATTCTAACGTTGGGACGTTTTTTTCCGTTGTTGGAATTTGAAGGTCTACTAATTTTTTTTTTCATCATTTTTTTCTAATGATGTATCTTCTTCATTGTCGTAATGTAACCCTTCATTTCCATTCTGACCTATAATGTTCATTCTTTCGTTGTCTTCAGGAATTTGACTTACTTTATAACCATTCTTTTTATGTTGTTCAATTGTTGTGAATATTTTATTATTTGCGGTTGTTGTTGGTTCTTCTTGTAAAATATTCTCTGTTTCAGGTTCTATAGTGGAAAAATTTCTTTTAATTTCTTCTTCAGTTGGTTCTTCTTGTAAAATTTTCTCCGTTTCTTCTTCAGTAAAGAATGGTTCTTCATCTTCTAAACCATCCATTAAAGTAACATCCCAATCTGATGTATCGTCATATAAACCTAATTCTTGGTCGTTCTTCATCATCTCCGCTAATAGTTCTCCACGTTTTTCACGTTCAATATCTGTCTTCATTTTATAATATTCGGCAGCAGATTTTAAATTGTCATTTGGTTTTGGTGGATTTAATAAAGTTTCTTCTAACTTCATTAAATCGTTTTCAGTTAAATGTAATCTTGTGGTTTCATCAACAAAGTTTTTTAAATCTTCCGGAGACGATGGTTCTTTTTCATCCTCATCTTTCTTCTTACCTTCCATGGTTAATTGATTGAATGAAATAATTAACGCAACCGCCAATGGATCAAACACAATCACAATTAAAATTATAAAGAATTTAACAACAGAATTAAGTGGTACACCGAAAGATTCTGCTACAAAACGAAACCCCCCTACTTCTTTTTCTAATTCAATATTATTATTTTTAATAACATTAATTGAATCTAATGATGCGTTGTTTTTTATTGTTAATTCATCAATTCTTTTTGAAATAGAATTAATTTCTTTATCTGCGGATTTAATCATTTGAGACACTCTAGATGTTGATTTATCCTTATCAATTTGTTTGGTTAAATTTGTCTCTTGTGAATTACGAATATTTTGTTGATTGTTTAATTGAGTGGTGTAACGAGATATTTCTAAATCATTTTTAACGATTTGTGTTTGGTAAACTGCAATGTCTCTTTCAATTTTTTGTAATCCTAAATTTTGTTGTTGGAATGCATTTGAAAGATAACCGAAGATACCCGCAGATGTAATTAACATTAAAATAACAACGGAGGTGGTTAAATAAATTTTACTAAGTAACTCTATTTTTTCCCACTTTTGTTTTAAATAAGTTGCAGTAACTAACTTTGCAAATTCTAATGAACTTGCCATAATCATGACGGCAATTGCTGCACCACTAAATAAAACACCAAGACCTGTTACTGAAAAATATGCAGCACTACCTGCAATCATAATAGCCGCCAGTGCAACCAAATACTTTAACCAATTATTATTCATACCTTATAAATAGTTTAAGAGACCAAAACTTTCGTTTCTTAGTTTCTTAATAGCCTTATCACGTAATTGTCTTATACGTTCTTTAGTACAACCAAACTCCTCACCTAAATCTTCCAAGTTAGATTCTATACCCGTTAACCCATAATATCTTTCAATGATTATTTTTTCTCTATCATCCAACACACTTAACATTGCTGAAACTTTTTTCTTTATTTCTTCTGGTGAATTAAGAATGGCGTCAGGACTTTCAGCCTCTCTGTTAGGTATGACATCAATTAATTGGTCACCATCTTCATTAATTTCTTTATATAAACCAATACAGTATGGAAGATTAATTCCGATTGGAGTTTCATCTTCAACATTGTTTATGAAGAAATTATCTTCTTCACTTATTTCAATTTTCTTTTGTTTTTGAGCATCTTGTACTAAATTTGAAGGTATACGAATTGTTCTACAGTTTTCATTTAGAGATGCCATTATTGATTGTCTAACCCACCATACAGCATATGAAATAAATTTCAATCCAGTCGTTGGGTCAAATCTTTCCGCTGCCTTTATCAAACCAATATTACCTTCTGAAATAATATCCAATAAATCCATTCCCTGATTTTGAAACATTTTAGCTACGGATATTACAAATCTTAAATTACCAACAACCAATTCATTATAAAGTTTTCCTTTTGTTTCTTTATCAGTTTTTTTATTGTTTAACATTTCAAAAATTTCTTCCTGTCTTTGATGTGACATTACAGGAATTTTTCGTAAATCTTTGATGTACAATTGAATCTCGTCTGGATTAACTAAAATGGATTTTTTCATGTGGTGTAAGTTTAAGTGGATGGATAGTACTAAGATAAGAAATATATCTTAATTTTCAAAATTGTCAAGGAAGTTTTTTTCTTCTGTTGTAAGGCTCTCAATTCCAGATTCTTCTATTTTTTCAAGTAATCTGTCTAAATCTAAAGTTTCCCTTTTTTTGTTTTTCTCGTAATCTACCCTAATTATCGTATTATCAATAGTCGGGGTAAAAATTAAATCTTTAATTTGTTGGGGTAAGTGAGCCGTGACCATATCTTCTCTTTTGAATAAGAAATAAAATTTAATATGTTCGTCAATTAATATTGTATATAATTCTCGGTCAACCTCTATTGGTTCCATTTCAGAATCAAATATTACTATTATATTCTCTGAATTTTCTATAATGAATCTAATTGATTTGATAACCTTACTTTCACCTATAACATCGGTACAAAAATACTCAACATCTTCGTGGTCATCAAACATACCAAAAATAAATAATACATATGTATTCATTTATGGATTATTTTTTAAGTTTCAATTTCCAATACACACCACCTCCAATATAAGGTGCTAATGCTCCATTGGTTCCGTCTGTTACTCTATTTGCTGCACCAATTCCTAAATGAAATATTTTATCTTGTTTTGTATTAATTAAAACGCCAAATCCTAAATGAGATACCACATCTGCTTTATTAAATCCACCTTCAAAACCGTAGAATACTTTAGTCTTTGGTAATTCTTTTACAATTGTAGTTTCTTTAATAGTTCTTTGTTTAACACTTGCATTAAACATTCTACCTAAAATTTTGTTTTGAGTGATGGTATCAATTAAAGACACCGTTCCTAAACTATCTGGTAATTGTAATGTGTCTTTATAAATGTTCTTTGCAAAATAATCGTGTAATAAAGCTTGAGTATCTACAATTGCAGGAATAGTTACTTCTTTAATTGTTTCGTGATAAATGTCTTCACCTTTTTTAGTTACCACCTTTGTTTTAACTACTTCAATTGTATCAATCTCATGTTTGATAAGTTCATACTTTTTACCATCTATTTTCACAATTTCTCCCGTTCCTTTTTTGTTTCCACCACATTGTTGGAAAACTACTATTACAATTAATAATCCTAATGCAATGTTTTTTAAGTTTAAAAATTTTTTCATCTATTCTATGTTTTATTATAAATATGAAGAAAGGGGGTTTTATCCCCCCTTTACTTATTTTTTCTTCTTTTTAACAATTTCATCAATAATTCCGTAGGATAGTGCGTCTTCCGCATTTAACCATAAATCCCTTGTGGCGTCGTTTTTAACCTGTTCTGCGGTTTTTCCACAATATTCACCTAATAATTCAAATAGGATATTGTTTACTTTTTCCCATTCTTGGAAAGTAATTCTCGCGTCTTGAATATTACCTCCAGCACCTCCTGATGATTGGTGTAACATGGTTTGGGAAAACCTCAATGACCCTCTTTTACCTTTGGTACCAGCCCCTAATAGGACCGAACCCATTGAAGCTGCCATACCTGTATTGATGGTTCTAATGTCAGATGTGATATAATCCATAACATCCACAATTGAAAGACCTGATTTCACACTTCCACCTGGACTATCGATGTGCATTGTAATGTCATTATGATCTAAACTATCCAAGAACATTAATTGTGCTTGACAAATAGTCGACATATGGTCATCTACACCACCAGCAACCCAAATGATACGTTCCATCATCAATCTTGAGAACACATCCATTATTGTAACATTCATTTGTCTCTCCTCCAAAATATATGGAGTTAAACTATCTTGAATTTTTTGATTGTGATAATGTAAATCTAAGGAGCTAATCCCTTTGTCTTTAGCATAAAGTCCAAATTGTTGGTAATCTTTTGGTGTCATAAAAGTAAATTTAGTTTATAGGACAAATATAATTAAGATATTTGAAACTAAGAAATTTTTGTTGTGATAAAATCTATGGATGAAACATTTTCTTCTTTCTTAATCATAACGATATTATCAGACCAATTACGTATTAAAGAATTATGTGATATGACAAGTATATGGTCAAAATAATTTTTAATCTTTTTAAAGAACTCACCAACCATTTCCAAGTTCTCGTCAGCAATCTTACCGAACACCTCGTCCATAACTACGATGTTAGGTTTGGGTAACGATGATATTTTAGTTAATACACTACGAAGTGCCAATGAGGATATGGTTCTTTCATAACCAGACCCCGCGTTTAAAGGTTTAACGATTCGGGTCTCTGTATCTATCATAATAAATTCAACCTCGTTCTTATCATTTATATTCATCTCTAAAATGAAATGACAACTATCCACCAACAAACGATATAATTCCTGATTGATTAATGGAATCATATTTTTAAGGATAATTTTAGATATACCATTCTTACCGTATACCGTTAAATATATTTTAAACACCGCAGCTAACTCTTCCTCCGCCGTAATCTTTTTAATTAACTCCTCATTGATACCGACCTTACCATTCATATTTGAAATGTTATTGGTGTGTTTTTCAATGTTAGTGTTTGTCTGTCTAATGTCTCCGTTTGCTGTTTCAATTTTAGTTTTAAGTGCTATCACTTCAGCATCAATCTTTTGGTTATCCTCAAGTTTCTTTTTATTACTTTCGTAATTATCTAATCTTTTTTGTTTACTATCAATCTCCAATTGTTTTTGTTCAATCTCTAATTGATATCTTTCCTTACGAAGTTTGTTTCTTTCGTAAGATTCAAATTCAGTTTTTAATTTATCAAACCCTTCCGATTGTTCTTTTAATAAATCAAATTGAGTTTGATTTAATTCCATCTCTTTAATGATATCTTCAATTTCTTTTTTAATCTTTTCAATTTCATCTGTGTGGTCAACCTCATCTAACGCACGATTACAAGTAGGGCAAACTGTTCCTTCTTCAAATTGTTTGATTAATTTTTCTCTTTGGGTCTTTTCATATTTGGATACAACATCAATTCCTTGAAGGTTCGCCATTTCACCTTTTAACTCTTTGTGTTGGTCTTCATCATAGAATTGTGATGGTTCAACAACACTAACTCCGTCGGCATTTGTTTGACTTACATTTTTTTGAGTTAATAAAAAAGTAACTTCTCTTTGTAATAAAGTTGGGTTTGTGTTCAGTAATTCTTTATCAACGTCATTATTTCTTTTTAAGAATACATCGTCCCTTTTCTTTTCTAACTTGTCTAAATCCTTTTCAAACTTACCTAATTCTTTTGTTAATTTTACAATCTCACTTTCTGAATTGATAATACTTTCTTTGTACGTTTCATTATCAGATTCTAAACTAATTTTGTTATATGTGTTGGATACTAATTTCTTACCCCAATCATTATAAATTTCTTTTGCAAGTTCTTCTTTAATTTTTAAATTTTCTAATCCCATGAACTTTGTTAAGATTTGTCCACGAGCGGTTGGTTTGGATTCAATCAGTTCTTCTAAATTATAACCAGTTGTTAATATGGTCGATAAGAAATCTTCTTCTGTTCCAATTGCTGAAGATATAAATGCTTCCGTTTCTCTTCTTTGTTCACCAGATAAATTTACAATTTCCCCATCTTCAGTTTTTTTATAAAACTCTAATTCGTTTTTAACGGTATATTCACCAGACTTACCCATCTTACGAGATGTCTTTCTTTCAATCACATAATCATCCCCATCAATGGTAATTTCACCACGAACACTCACATCATTCTTATCGGTAAATCTATTAAAGATTTCTCCATTAGTTTTTGTCTTTGTTGTTGTGTTGAAGAATAAGAACATTAAAAGGTCTACTGAAGATGTAGATTTACCACCGAAGTTCTTAGGTGTGGATTCAATTACCGTAATACCGTCCAAGCCAGTAAAATCAATAACGTTATTATCTCCGAATGATAGAAAATTAGAAAACTCCACTTTCCTAATATACCATTTATTATATCTAACTTTGTTTTCATTTAATTTATCTATTTGAACATTAACTTTATTATCTAATCTATCAACCAATTCCCATTTAATGTCGATTTCATTATCCTTAATGAAATCTTTCATTAGTTTCTTTTGGTACTGATGATCTAAGATATTATCTGAGGCCTCTAACGATTCTAATCGTGTTTGATTAACACTAGTTAATGTTTTAGTAATTACTTGAACCGTCTTTGCGTTATATTTTTTCTCAAAATAAGATTTTACCCTTCTGATTTTCTCAGGAGTGAAATTTTCGGGGACATCTTCCCACGTTACTTTTATAAATGGAACCATTAATAAGTTTTAATTAAGAAAATATATTCAGTAACATTTATTTTTCTATCTTTTAAATTTCTACTTGCTCTGTATGCTGGATAATTTTCATCGAACACTTTTACTTCACCTTTTTCCTCACAAATTTTTATAATTTCATCGTAACTTATAAATCCTTCATTGTTATAAGATATCATAATATATTTAGAATTTGTTTTTTTTATTAAATCACTTAACGCGTTAATTGCTAATGTCCTCTTATTATATTTAGATTTACTCCATTTTTTTGGTATTCCAGATACTTTTGATAATTCTTTTGGTTCCACATAATCAACTAAAGTATTAAGAATATGATAATTAGATCCATATGGATGTTGGTTATACGGTGGGTCATAATAAATTAAATCCATTTCATCTAATACTTCAACTAATCTATTGGTATCTTTTTGAAAAGTAAAACAATTAGAATCATAATTACTTAATAGTATTGATTCCATTTTTATTTCTCCCATGATTCTTTCTAATGCGTTTTCTTTTTCCCCACCAAACTTACCTATTGGAGATTTAAGTCCTTTATAAAAACCTTTAAATACTCCAGAAGTATTTGTATGAACTGAAGCTTTAAAAAGTAAAATAGATATAAAAATATCCCTTAAGTAATCTGGAACTTCTAAATCAATTGTTCTTCTTATATTATCAATTATTTTTGCGTTCTCATTAGTATAGAAACATCTTTCATCTATTTGTGGATTTTTAGTATTTTTAGGAGCATATAATTTTTCAATTATACCTTCACCTAAATCTGTTCTATACTTTTTTTCATTTAATAATTTAACGTATTTTAAAATTTCACTTTCATCTATAGATGATTTATTTAACAAAAATGATTCATTAATAATTTTAGAATAATTTTCAAAATCATTAGTAATTAACATAGACGAATGTTGTTTAAAATAACGAGCAACCGCTCCCGACCCTGAAAACCCATCAAGTATTTTAAGTTTATCTTTATTTAATTCCGTTTTTACTATTGTTACCACAGTATCAATAAAATCAATTAAATTTCTTTTATTACCTAAATAAGTAATTAATTGTTTATTTAAATAATCTTTATTTTCCATATTTTCTTATATAATATTGTATACTATAAATAGCTATTTTTTTCATTACACTATACATTTCAATTTTTGTCCAATCACTTGATCCAGGGGCTTCGTTCATTGAGTGTCCTCTCATAAAATAACTACCTCCTACATTATTATTTTTTTGTAATTTTATCCATTCATAATGTATAATATTAGGTTCGATAAAATTAAAAGTTCTTTTTATTCTATCAGGTATTGTTGATTCTGGTTCATAGAAATCACACCCTTGAAAAAACGTCACAAAAGGAAATATATCTTCATCACCAAAAAGTATTCTAGCAATACATAATTTATCCGCAATTCTTTCACTTGCATTACCTTGTGGTTGTTTATCTTTACCCTCAATTAATCTTTTATCGTTAGTTCCTTGTCTTTTTTGTTCAGGAAATAAATAATTATATTTTTTATTTTTTATTAAAACCCATAATAATCCACCATCAGGTTTAAAATAACTTTTATCGTTAACTTCAACATCTGAATAAACCATATCTCTTAAATTGGTAATTGGAAAATTAACATCAACTCCAAAATGATAATTAGGATATAATAATTTCATTTCTTCGTGTATTTGATATGAAATTTCTAAAATATTTTCATCTTGTAATTTTGATTCGTTATTTTTTACTGTGTGTTGATTAACACTTTCTCTTAATATATTAGATTGTGTCATTATTTTTCTAATTTTTCAATCAAGACATTAAACGAGTAGACTAATCCGCTGGTTAATACGGCATCAAAAAATAAACACATATACCAAGGACATGGAAAAAATTTATTTGTCAAACTACCAAGTACTAGTGACATAAAAATGCCAACATAAAAGGGTAGACACATCATACAATTCACCAGTTTTCCAAACCATTCTGATTTTCTTGTAATCCATTCTCTTGGTGTGTTGAATATACTACCGAAAACCATAATGTTTGATACCCCGTAAGAAATGAACAACCACATAATAAAATTCATCATAATCATTAATTTAATATTAAAAATATAGAGAAAAGATTCCGTAAAAAAAAGTAAGTTGCCGGAAATTATTCGTCGTATAATGAATTCATATTACTATTCTTCATTAATCTACCCTTACCTAATTTGGATAGTGAATTTGTAATATTATTTAAATCTGTCTTAAGTTTTTCATTCTCTTTCATTAACCTATCTATCTCATCATTGTTAACTACCTCCCTAATAACTTCCACAATTTTCTCAACCGGAACCTCTTTAATCACCTCTTTAGTTACGGTTTTACTCTTACCTTTCTTTTCAACAACGACCTCTTTAATGACCTCCACAGGTACCTCTATTGTTATTTCTTTAATGACTTCCCTAATGACTTCAACGGGAACTTCAACAATACGTTCAACTATTTTTTCAACAATAACTTCTTTGATTATTTCTTTAGTTACTTCAACAATTTCTCTAATTTTATTACCATTTGGTATCTCACCATATTTTAATAAAGAAAACCCTCTATTGAAGGTTTCTTCTGCTTGTTTCTCAATATCTGTTATGTTATTTAATTCACAAAATTGTATGAACTCCTTATCCAAGATTAACGTGTGTTTCTTTTCCATCTTCAATGTCTTTTATATCGTTTATTGAGAAATGAAGAAACGGTTGTTCGTTGTCCAAATCATGAAATGTATATTCATTTGTTTCCACATCATAAATACCATACCCGTGATGTTTAACTGTTTCACCAAAGTTTTGTTGTATTAAACTGCCAACCATAATTGCATGTCCTCCGTTTGGTAATGTAAATTGTTGTCTCTTGTGAATGTCACCACATAACAATAAATCTAAATCAACAAAGTTTAATTGGTCATACGCATCCTCAAACTCATATCCTAAATCAGTTGATAACCCCATAATAGGTCCGTGAAATAATCCAACTGTTAATTTACTTTCATCTTTTGTAAACTCAGGACGTGAGTTATGTTGGTATAGTGAATAAACAACCCACTGAATATTATCATCCATATAATCACCACTATCTTTATAATAAACAATAGTTGGGTCGTCTAATAACTGAACCACTGGTGTTATACTATCCATACGTTGTGTGTTATTTTCCAAGAAATCGTGATTACCTGGTATAATTACAACTTTACCATATTTGGATAATTCTTTTAGGAACCAACTTGTTAATAATAACTGTTCATTAGAAATATTTATTTTCTGATGCGCTATGTCCCCCGCAACAACTATACGAATTTCTTCATACTGAATACCTTCTTGATGCCACACGATATTATGTTCTCGTATCTCATCAATTAATGTTTCAAATTGTTCTCTATACAAATCATGCATTTGAATTGTACGAATATGTAAATCAGCAATATGAATTATTTTTTTGACCATCTTGAAATATATTTTGATAAATCCATTGTTTGGATTGCATTATTGATTTGATGTGGAACTTTATATTCTACAAAAGTTGAATCATCTTTTAATAAAACGACAACATTACCCAATAATTTAGTATCACTATATTTTGTACCTTCTAACATCTTACGTAGTAATCTACCATATAATGGAAGTTGTAAAAAATAATGACCTAAAGCGTTATCATGATAGTTGTTAAATGGTGGATATAATCTACCAGTGTAATGATGAACCTCAAAGTTTTTTGGTTGATTCGTCTTCCAATCTGTAATAACAAAACCAAATCCATCTTTCTCTTTGTTTTGCATCAACCATACTTTATCAGGTTGTCCTGTGTATTGTTCTGTCGGGTCACCTAATACGATTTCAGTATCTAACAATACCCCACCTCGTTCTAACATTAAATCAAGAAATTGTTTTCCCGCAATAATCATGTTATCACTCTTACGTTGTTGTTCCTCATTAATTTCAAATATTGGTTGTCTAACTTCTTTGTAGTTATCAAAACGACCAATCAATTCAGATTCCAATTCAAAGTGAACACGACTACCCATATTAGTTGATAGGTCACCCGCTTGTTTCCATTCAGCAAGTAATTGTGATTGTCCTTCAGGGTCTCCTTTTGCCATTTTAAGTGCCATACCATCAGCATCAAATGGTTTATGAAATTTCTTAACGATTTTAGATACAGATGGAAAGTTCTTTTTGACTTCACCATCAACATCTTTCATATAGTAAATGTGTTCTTCTTCTATGAATGTTAATTCTAATTCTTGTCGTCTCTTTTCTAATAAGTCATTTATCTCTAATGAGATGTCTTTTAAATTCATGTTATTCTATTTGTTTCATTTTATATTCACTTAAGTTTCCTTGTAAATCGGCAATGTCTTTATCCCCTTCTAATTTAATACTCCATACTTTCCCCATTAGTTTACCACAATTCAATCTATGATACAATCTTTCTTGGTCGTTCCACGCATCGGGGTCAAGTACTATAATTATTTTTTTTGCATTATCATATAGTTTTTTAAATAAATGTTCACCCATAAACTTTCCCAACATTGGAATTGCGTTTGGAATGAAAATACTATCGAACGCACCTTCAACTACATAAACAGGTTCGTCCCAATTAATTAAACTTTCATTGAAAATAATGATTTCCTTTTGTACCACGGGGTTCATATATTTTCTCTTCGTTTTGTTTAAAAAAGAACGAGCAATAAAGTAATTCAATCTTCTATTTTCATCATATGAAGGAATGATGATTCTATTTTCATATACACCTGTCGCACAAAATCCAATATTATAAAGTTGTAACATCAAATCTGTTATATTTCTACTTTTAATATAATTGTATGCCTGCTTATATCCTGGTGTTAATTTCATTCCAAAACTAGCATCTTTAAATGGAATAAATTCTTTTGGTAATCTAACTGGTTTATATTCTTTTTTATTACCATCCTCATCTTCTTCTGGTTTTAATAAAATATATTTTTTAAGTTGTTTAGGATTACCAAACTTCTTAATTAACTTATATATTGAACCGTGTGTTTCGTGAGATTCGGCACACACCCAACACTTATAAACCCCATATTTGTAATTGATTTCCAAGTTTCCTTTACCGTCACCTTTTTCTAACCCTTTGATTTCATGAGAACACACAGGACAGTCAAAAGACACTTGATATCTATAATCATTATGATTCTTATAGTCACCAAATATATCTTCCAAAATTTCAAATACTGCGGAATAATTTACTTCTTGGGTGTTCATGTTGTATATTATAACAAAAAAATCTTATAAAAAAAAATGGAGGCCAGCACACCACCGCTGACCTCCTACCAACCAAACAAGGCTTTTAACCCTTGTCCCGTCCTATTATTAAATATATCATTGCTAAATCGTAATATAAAATCTAAGTTGCCAAATATTATTTATCCAATTGTTTTATCATATTGAAGTGACCAATAACCGCTGTGGCAGCATCACTCATATCAAAGTTTTCTTTTTTCAATTTACCATTCTTATCATACAACCATTGAACATCAGGACATACATCATTAACATGATCCCAAATAACTTGTTTCTTATCAATGTCTTTTGGATAACCACCAAATAATACATTACGTCCTTTATCATTTGGACCCACTAAATCAGGAAATGCATATTTTCTTGCGTTATATGTTGAAATGAATGTTGGAACAATCTCAAAAATATCATAAATCAATTTACATATCATTGTGTTGTATCTCAATAATGTCCCTACTGTATAAACGTTATTTGAGTTTAATAAAGGTTCCTCAATGATGACACGAGTAATACCCATATCTTTATATCCTTCCAAATGTCTTTGAAATGTATTGGCCTTCATCATAAGTTCTTCCAACTTATCTTCAGGTTGTGGTTTAATTTTTGGGGAAAAATGTGTTAGTTCCAATAATTTAGAACCTGAAATATCAAACAAAGCAAACCCTATGGTTTTTGTGCTAATGTCAAGACCTAGTATCTTTGGCTTATTCTTAAATTTTACATCTATACTCATAATTCTAATATAATGTAATTTAAAATAAATGTAAATCGTTAGAAATCTAATTTAACTTCAATTACCTGATTACCACTTCTTGTTAATGGGGTTGCTAATTTACCCATTGCTAATACTTCTTTGTTTGTGTTCAATAAAGCAACTTCAGTTATTTTAGATGTTCCAGTAAAAGTTGGGTTCTGAGATGTTGTAAAGGTATTTGAGGGTAGGTTCAATTTAAAGACCATTTCCTCAATATCACTTGATCTTACTAATGCAACCGTACCTGTTATTGTTCCGCCAGACAACGCTCTATCTACACCAAATGAAGACAAACTTGATGAATATGTTGTTGTATCCGCAAATTTGGTTTGATTAATTGTGAATGTGAATCCTGTTTTCAAATCATCTATTGAACTTAAATCACCTGTGTAATTTCTAATCTTCCAAGCATCTGATACGGGATTTGTACCGTTATCTGTTAATTGATGTAATATATGAAATTGAGTTGCTGTATAACCATTATTTAAATGTTTAAATCCACCACTACTAAATTTAACAGTAACATTTTCATCATTTGTCGACCCTGTAACTTTCATAAAATAATTACAAGGTAAATCATCAGATACTGTACCTCCACTAAATTTATACGTAACCCACATAGTTTTACCTGTTGTTGTTAATCCAGTAATTGGGTTATTATTTGTGACCAAAACATCAACCTTTGGTGCTGTTAATGTATAAAATCTTGACGATGATGTATCTAACGCGGCAACAATTTCCTCATCATCAAATACTACAAGTTTTTGATTGTGAAATATTTTACCAACCGTATTACCAGTATAATCCACTAAATCTCTATACGGTAATTCATATCTTGAGTTGTAATTAGATACCATTTTTTTGTCAATGGTTCCCATTGTAAATGTTGCTCCCGATGTTGCACCAGTTAATCTGTGATACATAATTGAGGTCAATGTCACATTAAACGATGTTTGACCGGTCGTATTATCGATACAGATGTAATCATCATATTTAAAGAACCTATAAGGGTCGCCAGTGGTTCCGCTCTGTGTATAATGTAATATTGCAATTGCTTTTTGTTCTTCAGGTGATATAGTTACCGCAGTTCCTGTGGTGTCATATATTGTTGTACCTGTATTATATGTTTGTCCTGAAGATGATGAATAACCTAATAAATTTTTAACCCCAACATATGGATTAGTTGTACCTGTATTTACTAATCCAATCGGATTTTTATCCCAAACTGTACTCAATGTCCAATCACTATTTGCTGTGACTAAATTCTTACATATTGTAGTATTTGAGCCATCCACTGGTATTCCAAAAAAGGTACTTCCACTTGTATACCACAATGGATATTTTATATGACTATCTTTATCAAATGGTGCCAATATATTCTGACTTGATGTTCCACCGCTATAATTGTATTCAGAATCTCCTACCGCAAAGTAACTCACTACAAAATTACCTTTTGCAATAGAGTTTCTACCCTTTTGTGTTAATCTTGCTGCAACTGTTGCTGAATATCCTGTATTTAAAAAGCTCATATGTTATAAATATTTATGTTATTATTCTATTTCTTCACAATTAATTGTATCTCCACTATGAGGTGTTGTACTATAAACTCCATATCTTGGTTTTCTATAATTGTATTTTGATCTATTAAAAATGTTATTTCCAATTAAGTTTCCACCTGTCCATAGGGTTGTTGATGGAACAAATTGTTCTACAACTTTTAACCATGATGGACTCATTTTGTTTATAAACTCATTAACCGATGTGAAGTTATATGGGGTGAATCCAGTGTTAGTGGTGTAATCATAAAAAACATTTGTTAATCCACTGTATGATTTACTAAATTTAATACTGTTTGAATTTGTAATAACTTGACTTAATGCTGTATTAATAAAATTATCAAAAGTATTTCCAGTTTGTGGCGTTAAATTACCAAATGTTTTACTATTGTTTCTTGATCTTCTATAGACGTCATAATCAATAGTTTGTGACGGTGATAGATATATGTTAATATTTTTTCTATTAAGAATTAATTTAGATGAGTCATCGTCAGTAACAACGGATGCCTTTTTATTGTCAATTGAACCTTCAATGTTAAACCCATAGTCTAATCCTGGTAGTGTTCTAAAATTATCAAAATATTCTTCTCCGTAAGTATAATCTTTTGATTTTGTTTTAATGGTTTTAGTTCTACCTGTTAATTGAAAAACTCCATTAACAAATGATCCACTAGATAAATCCGTATCAATAATTGTACTAGACCTATGATCTAAAGTTAAATCATTCCATCCTGAACCTTTTTGAAAAAATATGTCCGAAGATAAATTTGTTGTTTTTCTTGGTAATCCATTTTCGTCAATTGGATATTCATCTCTACTTAATGTTGATGAACTTGTAACTGAACCAGTTGCAAACGTATATCCACTTGTTAATCCTGTTGTTCCTCCACTATAATATGTAAAAATACTTCCTGTAACTGCGGTTGTTCCTGTTACTAAAGTATCAACTTTTGTTCCTTGAATTACATCATATAAATCGGTTTCTAAATCAGGGTTGTTTGGTAATTTTGTTACATTATATACATGTTCGTCAATTTTAATCATTGGTTCAGGTGCACCTAAAAATTTTAAGAAAAATTCTATAGATACTCTAGTTCCTTTAGATTTATAAAGATGAGTAAGATTAACTAATAATCTTCTATAAAATTCATACTCTGCCTCTATTAATGTCTTACCAACTAATAAACCATCAAATACACTATTTTGTCTAGTGTATAATGTATCCTCTAATGTTTTTTCATCAAATAGATTTGTGGTTGTTAGTCCTAATGTTTGTGAAAGATTTTTCAATAACACATCGGGAATATTATTTATTCCATCATAACTTACATTACGTACGTAAGCAATATTATCTATATATTTTTTTACTCTATCAAATGACTGACCATATAATTGAAATATTGATTGTGCCTTTTGGTCATCCGTGTCAAACTCAAATAATTGTGGTGCAGTTAAAAATCTTACAATTAAATTAGATTTGTAATCATCAATCTCATCACCTAAACTACTTAATTGACTAATGTAATCAGCATAATCAATGCCAACTATTTGTAAATTCCAATTATCTTTAGTTGTTGGCCAATTAACATATACATTAACGATTTCAGTTTTAGTTTCGTCTAAACTATCTTTCGGTACTTTAAAACTTGCTTGATATTTTGGATTGGTTTCTCTATTTAATAAAAGAGTTTCTAATTCATCTAACCCACTAAAAAATTCTTCGGTAATTCCATCATTTGGTCTTATTAAAACACTATCGTTTATTGTTGAACCTGTGAATGGTTTTCCTTTAACTTTTAATTTAATTAAATTTAATGCGTTAGGTTCGGTATATGAAACAATATCATATGTTAGATTATTATAAACTAAAACATATTTTGTATATGAAGAATAAAAATTTCTTATTGTGTTATCAGTTGTTGGTAAAGTATTACTTAATGGTTTAATAAGTGTAATATCAAACGGATTAAATAAAATTGATTTTTGAATATAAAAATCAGTTGTCTTTGCGCTTTCACTATATGTTATTCCTGATAATGTGACGTCAACACTTTTAATGGGACTATCTTTATCAACTAGTATTGCCGCAGGAAAATTTGTAATAATATTTGATATTGACGCTTCTAATCTTTGTTTTAATGAACCATATAAAGATTTACCAGCATCATTAATTCCACCTTTAAATTTAATTTTTTCTTTTTTCTTTGCTCTACCGTTTTGTGTGGTTGCAGCGCTTAATTCTTCCTTTAAATCTTTTAATGTTAAGAAATCAGAAAAAGGTTGTGATTTAAAATCCTTACTGTCTTTTTCAGGAATGACTCTATTAATATCAAAGTTCGTATTAGTCAGTTGACTAGTACCATCAGTAATCTGTGTGCCGACTAATTTATCACTAAATGTTTCTACACCACTAGCAGCTTCACTTGGAACTTTATATCTTACTTTAGCCATTATCCTGTTATGTTATCTAAATTTAAGGTTTCATCAACGCTTGTTCTTTCTTCACGAACTTCATATAATGTCTCATTAAATTGGTCTTTAATTTCATAAAGATTGTATTGTTTATAGATATTCTTATCCTTATCGTAGATAGTGTAAATACCTGGAGCAATTGCCTTAGTTTGGTCACCGTAAAGAGCGTGTGCCAATGTTGATGCATCATGTTCAACCATTTCAATTTCAACCGTTGTTGGGTTGAAGAATGTATTTGTTAAAATAATACTTTGACCTGGTTCACCAATAAATGGAACCACATTTGGTCTACTTGATGGTGATGAACTTGGTGTTACTGTTAAAAATATAAAGTTAGATGATGAATCGGTATATTGATACCTTATCGCCTTATCTGTTGAGTTTGATAAATTTGCGGTAGTTGGTACACAATAAAAAGATGAAGTTACCAATCTATAAAAGTTTGGAACTTTTTGGTAATTGGTCTTATTAATATATTCAATTCTATATCCAACTAATCCCTGTGGTGTAAACTTACCTTGGTCATCAACCGGTACATTACCAATGTCAATAACCAACCCTCTAACCGATGGAAGTGAAGCCAAAACTCCACAATCCATAATTGTAGTTCTAACTTGTTTAGGACGTAAATGTAATGTGTAAATTCCTAATTCAGAGAATTGACCGGCTTGTAATTTCAGATTATATAAACCACCTAAAATTTCTTTATTTGCAACACCACCTGTCGTTTCATTATGAAACACTGGTGTTAATATTGCTGTGGAATCTAATTTTGTTAATGTTGGTGTAACGTTCGCAGTTCTATCTGAAACGTAATGATAAAATATATCTACGTCTGCTGGTGATACATCTGCGGGTCTTACAATACCATATGATCCTACTGCCATTTTCTTTTATTAATAAATATAAATCTTATTGTTTTCTAACTTTAAAATACCCATTTCCATATATACTCAATTCACCCATACTGTCAATTTCACTTAATCTGAAGTTCCTTTCCATAACGCCCAATTTACCTCGTTCCACAAAAATGTCCGAATAAACGGTTGGTTGTTCCACAAACCCCAAGAAATGTTCATTTCTTGTTAATACCTGTTCAAAAACTTCTTCCTTGGTAAATCCAGTTGTATTTCCTGCAATTTCAGTGTATCCATCTGACCTATCGTAATATTGTAATGTTGTGGTAGTTCCTGTTTTTCCTGAATATGTAAAAGTATATCCAGTGAAATCAATAGATACGTTATTTTCAGTTTTTGAACTATAGAGTAAATTTTGTGTATATCCGGTTGTTCCGTATTTTTTTAATTCGGACAATCTACTTGTTCCAATACCAATATATGAAAATGACGTATATCCCGTTGCTGGATTATATTCATAATCGTTTAAATAGTTTTGTGTAATACCAGATTGGACTTCTCCATCTTTTGGGTAAGACGGAACATAAAAAGACATACTTCCAAATAAATCTGACATATAAATTATTTACACCTATAAATATCTTTATTAGGTTTTAGGTAATGTAAAGATTAATTT